TGTCTTGCCGTCGTCTTCGAGGTTCGGGCCGGCCTTCCCTGGGTTTGCCCCTCTACGGGGCTCCGTGGCTTTCGCATGGGTTGGCCTTTTGCCCTTTCCTGGCTCCTATTCACTTTTCAATCAGCATCTACACTTTCACTATACACCCTGTATCGGCAATGTCAAGGATAAATCCGGACAAAATAAATAATTATCTTGCGAGTGCAGGGATATGGCCGTATACTGGTGGCAATGGTCATCGAGTTACTCGTCGACGGGCAGCCCTGCGTAGGTGTCGGCCAGGCCGCCGCCAGGCTGGGTGTCACACGCGGCCGCGTCTACCAGTGGATCGGCGATGGACGCCTACCCAGCGTCGACGGCGACGGCCGGCGATTCATCCGCCTCGCCGATCTCGCCCGCCCGCCGAAACGTACGCCCGGACGCAAGCCACCAACCAGGAGTGAATGACAATGGCAGAGACCACCCCAAAGCCCGCCACCGTGCCCACATTGCCCCAGGATCAACGATCCGCCGCCCGCCCGGCAGTTGCCCAAAACGTCACAGAAACCGATTCAGTGACGACCTACCACACCACGGCCACCCCAGCCCAGGAGCAGCGACAAATCGTCCGGCTCCAGCGATACACCGCCTTCGCCGCCGCCGCCGTCTCGTGGTCCGGCAATCCCAGACTCGCCGACGAAACCGCCCGGGTCCTGGTACAGCTCGCCCAGGCCTACGAGTCCGAGTCCGCCTGATCGGTAGGATCATCGCCCGCCACAGTCTCCAGGGGTGCCACGCCCTTACCGGGCCGCCGCGGCACCACGTCGACCGGTTTCGGCAGCCGCATCAACTCCGCCTGATACTCTGGAGGTGCCCCGCCAGCCGGGCCGTGGTAGATTACCCGCCCTCCCTCCATCAGCACCACCGCAGGTTCACGGAATTGCAGCTGATGACACGGCAGGCCGCGCACGAGATCTCCGACACAGCACCCCAGAGCCGCCGCCACTCGACATAGCCGAGTCATTGTCGGGTTGCCCTGCCCGCGGCACGTTTGACGCCACGCCTCTGCGTGTATGCCGGCCGATAACGCCAACCGGGCAGCAGTCACACCAGGTTTTAACGCCCGCCACACTCGAAGGACGTTTCTGGCGATAATGAGACCCTCGCGGGAGACGCACAAGGCCTTGTGCGGACCGAGAGCGATCGAAGGCGCGCTTTTCGGTAAATGCCGAGCAGGTGGGTTACGAAATGCCGATTGCACAATCATTGTGCACATTACGATAACGACGACCAACGGAAAGAGCAAGAGGAGAATATCAGCAGAGGAGGAGGAGTTTCGAGATTCAGGCACATGCAGAAGTCAGGGGTAGTATGAAGGGGAAAACCACCAAAAAGCAAGCGCAAAGTAGATGCAAATCAGTTGCATCTAGCCTAAACCACGGCCAGCAATGGAGTAACGTATACCGATTTGCCCGAAAATAGATTGACTCGTCATATCCATAGGTATCGTTGCCATGGGCTTTTTGGTGTTGGCGTATCACGGTGTGATAGAGGCAGTTTCTACCACATTGTGATAGTCCGCCAGCACCCGCCGCACGCAGCCTACGGACAGGCCAACAGCCGCGGCGACCGCCCGCAGCCCGTGCCCGCTGGCCCGGAGAGCCGCTATCGCCTCGCGCTGGGCCGCGCTGGCCTTGCGTCGACCTGGCCGCGAGCCGCCCCACCGACGGCCCGCCGCCCTGGCCGTGGCAATGCCAGCCTCCTGCCGCTCGCGGCGGATCTCGGTCTCATAGGCCGCCACGCTGCCGATGATGCCCGCCATGAGCCTGCCGGCCGGCGTCGACAGGTCCAGGCCCTCGGTGAGACTGACGAGGACGACGCCGCGGGCGGACAGCTCCTCCAGCAGCACGGCCAGCCCGGCCGCCGTCCGGCCGAGTCTGTCCAGCCGCCATGTGACCAGCCGGGACACCTCGCCCGCCCGGATAGCAGCCTCCAGCCGTCGCCAGCCTGGCCGCTCCATCGTCCGGCCGGTGAACGTGTCACGGTAGATCGTCACCTGCTCGCCCTGGGCAGCCGCCCACCGCTCGACGGCCTGGACCTGGAGCGTATCATCCTGCTGGACGCTGGACACCCGGACGTAAGCCGCGGTAATCATTGGTTGTTCCTTTTTGGAGTGTACTAGAGTATATACACAGCGGGCCAGCCAGAAACCAGCACGAAACCGCGGCGATCTATAGGCTATCTGCCGAGACATGATATCGACACGGCCCGCACCCGCCCGCCGGCGCGACTGGCGAAATTCGCCAGTGCCGCACCCAGCCGGCGAGGGAGAGCTTGCCTAGGCTACCTACCCACCCCACCCTACCCACCCCCGCCGCCCTGTTGGGCGAGGTACCGCGAAGAATTAACCCCCTACTCCCGAGGGTACTTGATCCAAGACCATTAGTTTCACCACTCGCCAAAACCGGACGAGTACCGTTTTTATCAGCATCGTCGCCTCGCAAGCAAGAGAATACTTTGTTTCTGCGGCCTGACTGAGGGCGGAAGAGCGTCAAATTAGGACACTACCCGAACGTGCTCGATACGCTGCGGAGTCAGGAGGTCGGCCTGACGCCGGTACTCCGCGTGAACGGCGTCAAGCACGGCCTGGTCCTGCTCATCGGATCCCACGGGCTGCCCGCAGGTGGAGCAGACCTCGGTGGTTACGCGAACCGTGATCTTCCGATCACGAACCGTGTAGGTCGCGTCCCGCGTAATCGTCTTGACCTGGCGGTCTTCCTCACAACTTGGACAGAACTTCGTCATTTTGGTCCTTATTGCCACGTAGCCGCTCCGATCTGCACAAAGGTTTTTTGCGTTGGCGGCGGCGGCATGGCAGGAAGTGATAGTTTCAGGGTTGCGGCAACGATTGCCCGCATGTCCTGGAGGTGGTGCTGGACGGCGGGCATGGCTCTGGTTCCTGCGTCGCTGGTTGGCCTGACGCCGCAGTCCCAGAGGTCGTCCATGAGTCTCTGTGCGGCGTGTCCGTCCATGCTGGCGAGTGGATCGTGGTTAGGGGCTTTGATCTTTGTCCATCGCAGGCTGCGTGCCGCTTGGTCTCCGCGAAGGATGAAGAGTTTGACGCCGTCGCCAGCGATGTCCTTGATGTCCTTGGCGACCCGGATGCTGGTCTTGCCCATGCTGATTTCCATGTGTTCTCCTTCCCTCCCTGCCGCCTTATGTAACTGGCGTGGTGGGGGTTTCTTTGTCGATGAAGAGGTTGACGGCCTTGACGATGAACTCGGCCAGGTCGCGGTCCATCGAGCTGTTGAACCCGACGTGCGGGGGTAGCTGCATGATTTTCCCGCCGTGGATATTGCGTACTCCGGGGTATGGCTGTGGCGGGACATCAAGTACGATGAACACGCCGTCGTTCCGCATGGGGTTGGGGACTACTTGCCAGTGGGTTGTAAACCGGTCGGTACTCATGGGTTTGGGTTTTTCTGGTAGGTGACGAGAGTAAGTCCGAGTGCCTGGGCGAGGATGCAGACGGTGCTCCACTTGAGTCCGATACCGCGTTCGTAGGCGTAGATGGTTCCTGGTGTGACTTTGGCGGCCTGGGCGAGTTGCAGGATGGAGAGTCCTTTAGCCAATCTGGCCTGTCGGAGTTGTGCGGCGCAGTGGGCGTTTCGATGTTCGTTGTTGGTCATGGTGTGGTAGTATGGCTGGTGGTTCGGGTAATTGCAATGCAATATTTTGGAAATCTGTTGACTTAATGGTAGTGGCAGGGAGAATGCGGTGATGGAAACCAAAGACGCCTTCCGTGAAGCGATGCAGGATTCTTGGTTTGTTGTCGGGCCGCGGGGCAATTCCGAGGCGACCATCCGCGCCGTCGCGGCGGTGCCGGAACTGATCGACGCGCTCGAGTGGCTGCTTGAGTACGGGTACGACGCGGCCACCAATCCATCAAACAGCCGCGAGGACACTGAGGAGTGCATGAAGCATTTTGCCGATGCCGAAGCCCTTCTCCATCGGATCAGGGGAGAGTAGATGACGAAGGACGCTGATTATCCTCTTGAGCCGCCTGGTGCGGAGTCGTTGCCGATGCTGGAGGCGGTGGACCCGTTCATTGACGATCCGCTGGAGGCGAAGTTCTGCCAGGCGTACCTGGAGGCAGGGTTCGTGCTGGCTGTGGCCGCGAAGGAGTGCGGGCTGACGCCGGCTGAGGCCGGCAAGCGGTACCTCACTCGTTCTGGCGTCCGGGCGTGGTTGAAGGCCCGGATAGTGGCGGCCGGCGTGGACCCGATGCTATCGCTGGTACGGATTGCGCAGATAGCTTCGGGCGACTTGGCGGACCTGGAGGACGTGCTGGACGGGAAGATGTCGTTGAAGGAGGCCAGGGCGGCCGGGGTGAACACACGGCTGGTGAAGAAGATGAAGAAGACTCGGCACGTTGGCAAGGACGGTGACGAGACACAGAGCGTGGAGCTTGAACTGCACGATCAGCTCAAGGCGAACGAGGCGATAGTGAAGCTGGCTGCGGAGCAGTCGGCCCCGCGGCCGGACGCGTTTGACGGGCGTTCTCGGTACGTGACGCAGGAGCCGCTGCGGCGGTTGCCGGTGGAGGTTCCGCCGCCGCCAGCCGATCTTGCTCCTGGGGTGCCGACGCCGACGGCTGGATTCTCGCAAGCGGTGTGCGTGGTGCCGGCTGATCCGGAGACAAGGCCGGAGGAGGTAATGCCGGCGGCGCAGGAACGGGAAGGCGGCGTGATATGATCGACAACACCTTATTTTATGTCCTTGGCGTCGCCGTTGGAATATTCATTGGCTGGTGGTGGTGGAGAAAGCCGTGAACGTGATCGACGCAATTCATAACGTAATCCGCGCATGTGAGGCGCTTGAGGCTGCCATTATGGAGAGTCCGGAAGCATGTGCCAAGATGGTTGCGATGGAGGGCGATGTTATCCGGGCCGACAGAGCGATCATGCACGCAATCGAATCGTGGAGGCAACGCTGTAGGGTAGATGAATTCCTGCGTAAGCACGAACGCGAGTGGAAACCAGTCGGAGGCCCAAACTGCCGATGACCAAGCCTGGCGAACAACCCCGCGACGCGCTGTGGTGTGTCAGGAACCTTGATGACCCGCTGGCTGGGCTTGAAGGCCGCGTGGTGCAACTTGTCGAGTTCTTCCCCCCAGCTGACGAACCGGGCCGGCCGCTCACGCAGGACGACCGTGACCGCCTGACGATGGCGACGTGCCGGTGGATGGCGTCGAACCTGTGCATCCGTTCCGACTCTGGCTCGTTGATCGCGTTGGACGTTCTTCACGATCCACGGTTTGCCGGCGGTGTCAACCCTGTTCAGTACCGCGTCCTGTTCTGGCTGTGCTCGCAACTACTCGCCGGCCTTCCGGCCCGCATCATCATCCTAAAAAGCCGCAAGATGGGCTGCTCGACGGTGGTGGAGGCGTTCGGGTACATGCTGGCCCACTTGTTCCCGAACACAAGGGCGTTGGTGTGCGCGCAGACGGACGAGGACTCGCAGACGCTATTCTCTATGACCTCGATGTACCAGAGCGAGAATCCCACCGCCCGGCAACTGGACCAGGGCAAGCCCGGCAAGAAGGAGATGCGGTGGTCCCGGCCGCATCGGAGCGTCTTCCAGGTCCAGACGGCTGGCAGGACAAGCCTGAAGCGTGGCGACACGCTGACATTCGTACACTGCTCAGAGGTTCCTTCGTGGCGGAACGCCAAGAAGACGCTCAACTCGGTTTCCAACGCCGTGCCGCGTACCGGCCCGAACGTCATCGTCATCGAATCGACGGCATCGGGCTGGGATGAGTTCAAATCGCGCTGGGACTCGGCCGTGGAATACCGCAAGCAGAACACCACGAGCCTTGCCGGCTACATGCCGCTGTTCTTTTCGTGGCTTTCCTTCGCCAGCTACGCCGCCGAGCCGCCGCCTGGCTACGCATGGGGCCTGATGTCGGAGAAGGAACTGGCCTTGCAGTCCATCGGGGCGACGCTCCAGCAACTCTACTGGCGCAGGCGAACCATCGAGGATAACGAAGGTGGCGACGAAGAACTCTTCGCCGTGGAATTTCCGTCCTCGCCAGCAGAGGCGTTTTCACGTTCTGGTCGACGCCGGATACCCGCTGGCATTACCGACAGGCATCGTCGCTGCGTGCTGACGGGTGCTAAATTTCGGTTCCAGTGGGAGCCTGACGGCACCGTATCGGCGCACGAGGGAGATTACATTACCTCATACTGGGAGATATACCAGCCGCCGGCCCCCTACCACGACTACGCCATCGGCGGCGACGTGGCGGAAGGGAAGCTGAGCGACCCTGACGACGATCACAGCGAGCATGATCGGACTCGCGGGTTCGTGCTGGACAGGGTGACGCTGCATCAGGTCGCCCGGTGGGAAGGCCCGGAGATTAGTGAGACGGAGTTCGGCCGGCAGCTTCATCTCTGCGCCGTGTGGTACAACAGGGCATGGGTGACGCCGGAAGTGAACAACACCGGCAAGGCGACGGTGCTGGTGCTGGTGGAGGCTGGTTACGAGCGGCTGTACCGGCGGATGCTCGATATGGTGAACGTCGAGGGCGGTGCGGAGCTGGCCGAGTACGGCTTCCGCACGACGAGCAGCAACCGCGAGCGGATCGTCATCGAGTGGAAGGAGGCGTGCCGGGCCGGGCCGGACGGCGGGTACGAAGGTCGGATAACGCCGCACTCGGCCGTGCTGGTGAACGAGGAGGAGACATTCATCATCACGATGTCGGGCCGGAGCGACCACGCCCGCGGCCAGCACGACGATGAACTGTTCGCCGCGATGATCGCGTTGCAGGTCCACAAGGACTGCCCGCGGACAAGGACGACGCCGGAAGAGGAGGGATTCGTAATGATTGAAACGGCCGCCAAGGGCTACATGCAGGCCGGCGGGATTGACAACATGGACGAGGCTCTCGAAGAGGATGAAACGACATGACGAGCGAGAATCTTGTGGCATTGCAGATTTCGGAATGGCCCAAGCTTGGGCTGGCCCTTGTCGCATTTGCCGTGGCCGATGATGGCCGACGTGTTCGTGCGGAGTCATTCAACTGGGTTGATCGCGTCGTCGATGCGGAAATACCAGCCCCTACAGCCAAGATCGACGCGAAGGTAGCGCAGGGATTGATGGATGATCTCTGGAACGCAGGCATCAGGCCGACATAGACGTGACATCCACGGTTACGGCTTCCGCGAGTTGCTGTGCGTCTTGACGTAGGCGTCAACGCTCGTCCAGTACACCCGCCTGTGCGTGTCGTGAATCCCCTTCAACTTCCCCTCGTCGAACCTGCGCCGAACCGTCTCTACTGAACAGCCCAGGGCAACGGCCGCTTCCCTGAGTGACGCGAACGGACCCCTCGGCAGTGGTTTTGTTTTCATAGCAAACCCTTTCAACCGCCCTATATCCCATATCGTCCAGCCAAAGTACAGCACAAATAGCCCACCGCCCGCAATTTATGCACAGCCCTCAACTTGCCTGGTTTATCTTGGCGGACAGGCATGGGCGAAACCACCCAAATTCTGTTGCTGGTCGCCGTCATCGTGGAGGGGATTGTTGCCGCTTGCGGCGTCATCGCAGCCTTCCTGATCGGCGTGAAGGTCGCCATGCGCGTAGGCCGGCTTGAAGGCCGCGACGAGCCGCTTCTAGCCGATCCGCCCCACTACGACACCGACACAGAGGACGAGACAGGGTAATGCCGAAAACCGTAAAGGCACAACTCGACGACCTCAACAGCCAGCTCAATGAGCGGCGTGACGATGCCCTTATCGTTACGAAGCAGTGGCGGGATATTTGGCGGCAGGCGTACAACTACATCTACGACAACCAGCTTGCCGACATGCCGCTGAAGGATGGTTTCGAGCCGGTCTGGGCGAACTACATCTTCCCGTCCATGATGCAGGAACTGGCCCTCGCCAGCCAGCGAAACCAGATCATCACGGCCCGGCCATGCCAGGGCAAGGACTCCACCGCCGCGAAGGTCTGGACATCGCACCTCCGCTGGCTCTACGAAACGCAACTCAAGTTCGCCGACCACCTCTTGCGGGCGCAGCTTGACGGCAAGATATACGGCCATTGGATTTCTTATCCCTACTGGAATCCGAAGAGCATATGGAACGACCGGGAAGAGCGGTGGGATGGCGAGATCGAACTATCGCTCATTCGGCCGGAATACTTCGGCGCGGACCCGGAGGCAGAGACGCTGACCGACGCTAAGTACGTCTTCTGCCGCCGGCAGATAGACCTGGAAGAGGCGAAGGCCCGCTGGCCCCACGCCGCCCCCGAACTTGAGAACGCTCCGAAGGGCGTCGTGGATGACCTGAGCGCTAATGGCGTTGGGTACGGCCCCGACAGCCCGGCACCGGACGGCCAGCAGGACCAAGAGCGAACCCCTGAGCAGTATTGGATAGGGCAACTGGTCAGCCTGATTAACCCGCGGCCTGACGGCAGCACGACACAGGGGCAGGCAATCCACCGCCGCCGCGTGACGGTAGAGCAGTTCCTTCTGCGAGACTTCTCCGAGAATGTGGAGAACAGGCTGCACGAGCCTACCAAGCAGGAGATGATGGACGCCGGGCACCTGGCCTTCCACGCGCCGAGCGAGACGTATGTGAACACCAAGACCGGCCAGCCGTGGGAAGGCGATAGGCTGATGGAGCCGACAACCGAGCGTCATGCCACGCCGGCCTACCCATTCGGCCGCCTGATCCTGCGATGCAACGGCGTGATCCTCAACGATAAGCCAGCCGAGCAGCGGTGGCCGTATCGCAAGTGGCCCTACACCGTCGGCGTCAATCACGTTCTGCCGCATGTGTGGCAGGGCCTCAACAACACGCTGCAAGCCCGTGGTTTGCAGGACTGGCTGAACATCAGCATGGTCCACCTGTGCAACCACGTCAAATACTTCGGCGACCCGCAGGCGGTTGTTGAGGAGGGCGCACTGGCTGGTGTCAAGACGGGCGAAGCAATCGCTCGTAAGTTGAAGGCCAAGGCCGGCCATATTCTTGTCGTCAAGAAGGGCGCGATGGATAAGGTCCGCCGCGAGAGGCCGCCGGAGATTTCGCAGGGTGCGCTGATGCTCTACCAGCAGATGGGCAAGGACCTTCGCGACCAGACGGGTATGCAGGACATCGGCCTGGGCCATGCCATGCGGAAGGGCACTACGGCGACGGAAGCCCAGGATTTGCAGACTAACAGCCGCTTGCGGCAGGCCCTGTCCAATCGCATGTGCGACATCTTCGCTGTCGACGTGTTCGAGCACATCGCGGAAATCGCCCAGCGGATGTACCCGCCGGATCGGTGGATTCGCGTGGCGGCCGACGGCGACGAAGACACCGTGGCACAGATCACCAGCGGCATGAAGGACGTTCGGTTCGACATCCGGCTGATGACGACCACCGATCTTCCCAACGACATTGACAGGGACAAGGCCGACATGATGGCCCTGTTCGGCGCGGTGAACGCTGTGGCCCCCGGCGGCGGAATGCTGCTCCTGCCGGACATCTTCGATGCCTTCCGCATGAGCGACAAGGGCCGGACGTTGATGAAGCAACTGCCGATGTTCCAGCAGTTCACGCAGTTCCTCCAGCAGCAGCAGGCGGCGGCCGAGGCGCAGGCCAAGGCAAAAGCGGCCGGTGGCCCGCCCGCACCCGCGCCTGCCGCCGCCCAGCCCGGAAACGATACCGCCGCCGGCCAGCAACCGCCGGCAGCCCAACAGCAACCGGCCGACCAGCAGGTCCCGGCCGAAATGGCGAGGTAACGAACATGGTAAGGAACGTCAAGAAGGTCCCGGCCATTCAGCAACCCTCTGACCCGTCCATGGGCGACTGGCAGGCCAAGGACGATGCCCGCCGTCTGATGGACGCCGAGGAGATTCGGGCCGACAAGAAGCGGCACGGCGCGGCCATGAAGCACGTCGCCAAGCAGCACGCGGCCACGAAGGCCGTCCTGGCCGGCGGGCCGGCGGCAAGGGCGTTCATGGGCGGCAAGGCCGACGAACAGGAAGAGGAGTAAGACCATGGCAGGCAAGTCAATGAAGCCCGGTGGCGGCGGCCGGTTTGCGGCCATGACGAAGGCCCTTGAGGCCAAAGGCAAGTCCGTGGAGTCGGCCAAGGCGATAGCCGCCGCGGCCGGCCGGAAGAAATTTGGAGCAAAGCGATTCGCTGAATTGGGAGCGGCCGGGCGTCGACGTGCGTCATCGCACACGGCGGCAAAGGCGTTCCTCAATCAGAAGTGATAGATGGCGTCCCTGACGCCTCGGCAACCGACAGGACAGTGTGCCAATAGGTGAGCCGGCGAAGGCAGTCAGCGTGGACCGCAGTGGACTGGCGGACATGTGCCGCAAGTCCGGGGCGGACGGAAGCCAGATGGAGTTTTGACATGGCGAAGGAACTTGAAGCTGTAATCGACGAGGAAGAGATTGACGACGACGGCACCGGTATCGGCGCGGACGCCCCGCACCGTGACGACATCGTTCCGGGCAGCAGGGCCCGCAAGCAGGCCGAGCCGCCCGCCAAGGACGAAGACGAGGCCGCCGCCGCCGAAGAGGATGCCAAGGACAAGGACCGCAAGTGGGACCGCGAGCGCCAACAGCGGGACCAGGAGGCCGCCAATCTCCGCAAGACCGTCGAGGAGCAGGGCAAGATGGTTGCCGGCCTCGTCGAGACGCTTCGCCAGCAGCCCGCCGGCACCGCCGCGCGGGAAGAGAAGAAGGACGAGTTGCTTGAACAGTTCGAGGCCCTCGACGAAACCGCCGGGGCCGACGAGCTTGTCAAGGCACTCAAGATGACGCTGAACTTCGCCCGCAACGCAGACAGCGAGACCAAGGGCGAACTCAAGGTCTTGGCCGGCAAGCTCAAGGTGCTCAGCGACCAGGCCGAAGCCCGCGAGAAGCGAGACGCCGAGGCCAGCGAGGAGTCCGCCGGCAAGAAAGCCGTCAACAAGATGATGGAACGGCTGGACAACAGGTTCGGCGCGGAGAACCGGGAAGCGGCGAAGAAGCTCGTCAAGAAGTCGCTCGCCGAGGCCGGATTCGACAAGCAGAACCCGCCGGACGACGCCACGTTTTTCCAGCACCTGATGGAAGCCTACGGCGATGCCAAAGATGCAGCCGCCAAGAAGAAGCCGGCTACCAGGACCGCCGCCGACGTCGCCCTCGATCCGGGCCGCGGCGGCAAGGGTATCGGCATCCAGCCAATGCGGGGCGGGTACTCGGACGTTTGGGACTCGATGGAAAAGGAAGGGAAGTTGAAGTAGGCCCTCGACTCCGCATTTGGGCGCGGTCGAGTAAGCCAACACAGACAACATACCGCCCGACGACGGCAAACGCCATTTGTGCGGCGGGCGGGTACAAGCAAGAAAGGCTGAAGAGCAATGGCTAACTTAACCGCAACTACAAGGGAATTCTGGGACAGAACCGTTTACGACAACGTGTATCTGCGCCTCCCGTTCTTCCGCATCATGGAAGAGCGGCGTCAGCGGCAGTTCAAGAAGGGCACTGCGTACAAGGCCACGGTCCAGTACGCCGAAATGGACTCGCTGTTCCAGGAGTACACGGACAACGAGACCCTCCAGGGCGGCGAGAAGGTCACGGACACGACCGTCCAGTGGTACCGCAAGAACGCCCAGCTTCCGCTCGAACTCAAGAGCATGGAAGACATGGAGAACCGCGATGGCGGCGGCGACGGCCAGATCTTCGACATCCGGCAGCGGCTCGTCATCAACGGCCAGCGCGGCATGCGCCTGGCGATGTCAAAGCTGCTCTACCGCGCCGGCGACAGCAACCGCGACCAGCCCTCAAGCGCCAACGCGCAGTTCCAGGGCCTCAAGGACGCCCTCGCGTTCGACGTGAGCTACGGCGGCAAGACCCGCGCCAACTCCACGACGAACTCGTGGTGGCAGAGTGCCGACATCACGGCGACGGCCGCCTGGGCGACGGCCACACAGACGACTGCGGTCGCCTGCTCCATCGCCAACTTCCGGCGGATCATTGACCGCGTGCAGCGGTACGCCACGACCGACTCGCCCGACAACCTGCTGTTCCTCTGCGGCAACACCAACTACCGGACGTTGCAGTCGCAGGTCGAATCGCAGCGCATCTACAAGGCCGGCCCGCACGCGGAGTTCGGCTTCACCAGCATGACCATCGACGGGGTGGAGATCATCGCCGATCCGTACCTGGACCTCGGCGGGTTCTCGACCAACACGTTTATGCTGCACCTGCCCGACTGGCACCTGATGCTCAGCCCCAAGCGGCGGCTCGGATACGTCACCGACCTCGAATGGCAGGGCAAGTACGCCAACGGCACCGACAAGCTCCTGGGCCGCGTGATGCTCCAGGGCAACATCATCTGCACCCAGCCCAACGCAAGCTGCTACCAGGTCATGAGCTAAGCGGCGGCTGATCCAGGTGAACAAACAACCCAGGAGAAACAACGATGGCTGATAGCACAGTATCCTCCAACAACATCATCCTGCTGGACCTCTTTCCGGGCGCGCCCGGGACCAAGAACTTGGCGGCAGGATTCTCGCTCGGCGACGACGCGACGAACTGCGGCCATAATGTGTCGATGGCCGCCCCCGTGGCGGCCGGCACGAACCTTAACCCGCTCGGTACGAAGGCCCAGGTCTACAACACTGGCCTCTCGTCTGCGGGCAGCCAGGTAGGCGTCGCCGGCTTTTCCACCTTCATCTACTTGAAGGTGGGCACGCAGAGCGCCAGCCTGATAGCCGCTGGCAGCCTTGTCACAACGGCTTCCACCGGCGCTCCGTATGTCGTCACCAACCTCAATACCGCCGTCGGCAACGGCTTCGGCCCTTGCGCCGTCGCCGTATCGGCCATGACCAACGGCTACGGCGGCTGGTTCTGGTGCGGCGGCGTCTGCCCGACTGACTTCGTAGCGGCGTTCGTGCCGTCCGGAACGGCAATCACTCTGGCGACGGATGGCACCTTGGTCGTGGGCGATGCTACGGCTGGCACGCTGGCGGCCGGGTCCGGCACGATCATCGGCCTGTCCACGCCAACGACCGGCCCGGCTGGCCGCATCGCGGTCGCCAGTCACGCGGACGTTGCGAACACCTAACCCACAACAAGAACAAGCAGGAGAAACGAACATGGCTGACAGTACAATCACATCGTCCAACGTCATTCTGTTGGACAAGTTCCCCGGCGTGCCGGTGAACATGAATCTTCCGCCTGGCTTCGCCGACACGACCAATGCCGGCGACATGGCGAACTACGGTCACAACGTTGCCACGGCGATCTACAAGCCTGGCACGAAGATTCAGATCTACCACGAAGGCGCGATCGGCGTCGCCGGCTTCTCGACCTTCATCTACCTCCAGGCGTCCTCCAACTCGGTCGTCGTCGCCAAGAGTCTGGTCACGCCGGCCGCGGCCGGAGCGCCCTACACCGTGACGACCATCGCAAGCGGCGCAGTCGGCCTGGGCTATGGCCCGGCCGCCATCGCCTGCTCCGCCGTCACCGCCACCTACTACGGCTGGTTCTGGTGCGGCGGGGTGTGCCCCTGCGATTACGTGGCGGCGTTCGTGACCAGCACCGCCGCTGGCACGCTCGTCACGAACGGCCTGGTTGCCGTTGGCGGCATGAGCGTTGGCACCCTCATTGCGGGCACAACGATCACCCTGGTACCCACAGCCACCGTGCTCGGCACCATCGGCATCGCGTCTTCCGCGGATGCGTAGAGACTCACAACGGAACCCGGCGGGCGGCCTCGCGGTCGCTCGCCGGGCACGGGCCTTACAACAAGGAACGAACCAATGGCAGACATCACACAGACTTCCGGCGTGGAAGTGCGTTACTTCCACATGAATGGCCTCAATCTCGCCCTGTACGATTGCACCACCGTCGCCAGCACGCAGACGATCAAGACGCTGTTCAACACCATCGTCAACGTGCTCATCAGCAGCATCACAACCACCGTCACGCCGAACTTCTACTGGTCGGCCAGCGGCGGGACCGTGACGCTCTACACGTCGTCGGCTATCAAGTGCAAGATTCTCGTCATGGGCTACTAGGAACCCGCTTCGGCGGGCACGGACCTTTACACAAGGGCTGAACCAATGGCTATCACAGCAACAAGCGGCGTAAACGATCAATACTTCCACATGAACGGGGCCAACGTGTTCCTTCGGGACGCAACGACCCCCAGTGGCGCGACGGACACCTTCGAGTGCCCGTTCAGGACGGTGCTCTTCGTCGGCATCAGCAGCAGCAACGGCACAGGCAACACGCCTGCGTTCTACTGGTCGGCCAGCCTGGCTACGATCACGCTGTACACGGCCGCGGCCGTGCGCTGCAAGATCATGGTCATCGGCTACTAACAACTCGCCGCGTCATGTGACGCAGCAGGAGACTCGTCATCATGTTACGAACACTGCTCTACAACGGCGGCGGGACTGGTAATGCCTTGCAGGTCGAGACGACCATAGCGACCATCGTGGCCGCCGGGGCCGGCGTAGTGGCGACCAGCGCGTCCGGCCTGACTCTACTGCTCGGCAACGAGACGCAGGGCCAGATTGCCACGGTGACGTTGACGGTCTTTTCGGCCGGCATACCCACCGTAGCGACTCAGCTTTACCAGATTGAACTGCCCGTCGTCACGACCGATCAGACCGCGCTGGCCGACAGTTCCCTGTTCGGGCTTGCGGCCGGCACGACGATGTACGTCAAGGCACCGTTGCACGTCAAGTTGCCCCTGAACTCGCACGCCCTGATTACCCTCTCATCCAGCGGCGGCGGGACATGGTACGCGCGCTACGCCATGGTCGATAGCAACCAGCACGTCAGCGTGGAGAGCGCGGCGGCCGTAACGGCAACCGTGAACACGACGGGCCTTGCGACATCTGCCGCCCAGACGACCGCCCAGACTTCGCTCACGACCATCGCCACGTCGGCCGACTCGGTAACGGCGGCCCCGATTGCCGTGGCGATGACCGGCTCCGCCGTGCAGGTGCAGGCTGGCAGTCTGGCGTGCCTGGGAGTCGTGGTGCGTGCGCCCAACGCGGACATCGACGGCGGCTCGGCCAACGCCCACGCCATCGGTATCGGCACCTCCGGGGCCGGCAACCAGAAGCGGCTGATTTGCGAGGCCACGAACACGGCCGGCATCTACTACCCGGTCGCCAACGTCAACACGGTGTACCTGATCGGCACCAACACCGAGCGGGCCATCGTTACACCAGTCATCGCGGGAGCGTAACCATGGGCATCACCAACATGCCGGGTCCGATCAACAAGCCGGGCCTGCTGGCCGCTCCGGCCAGTTCCGGCGGCGGCGTGACGAACGCCGGCGACATCCGCCACGGCGTATCCAACGGCACCTACACCGGCGACCGTGTAACTGTGACTCTTGGCCTGGGCGCGAACACCTCTAACATTTGGGGTGTTGCTTCGGGAGGCACGCAGCAAGACACCGATGTGGTCATCGACGCGGCGCTCAATCCCGGTGTCATCTGGATGTGGCTTGGCACGGCCACGTCGCGACTGCGCACGTTTAACGCGAGTAGCGCACAAGAGCCGAATTGCGGCTACATCTATCTGTGGAATCATCCGTACCTAACGAGTGTTCAGTTGCCGTCCGCGTTGAGCAGCGCCACAACTCAAATCAGCCTGGTGGGCAACGCTCTACCGCAAGCTGGTACCGGCGGCGTTGATGCGATTCTGGCGGCCATTGCGGCCGTGGGAGCTGGTAGTACGCTGGTGGACATCAGCGGCGGCACGAACGCACAGCCGAGCCATTCGAGCATCGGCTACGCCGGCGACACGTTCACGCGGACCAACGGCACCTACAACGGGTACTGCACTTGGCACAACGCAGGCCTAACGGCGTACCTGTTCAACGACGGAGCCGGCAACTGGGTGATCGCAACGAGCCTGGGCGGCACTGGCATTACCATAATTAGTACGGGAAGAGCGGCTGTGTCACCGAACGACGACGACCCGTGCCAGGCGGCGAGCTGGAGTATCGGCGCCCCGACATGGACCGCCGGACAGGGCATGGCGTCGTGGGAAACGATCTTCGCAGGCGCAACAACCGCAAACAGGGTGTATCCACTAACATGAACATAATAACACCAGACGCAAACGGACGAAGTGGCTACTGCGGCCCGGACTACGTGCTGCTCGTGGACCCGAACACAGGCCTGGGAACGCTGTTCAACCCTGACCCGAACCGCGGCATTACCACGACCGGCGCGCTCTACACTGGCATGCTGGAGGAACTGACGGCCTTCGGCAACGACCCGGCGAACAACATCGCCATGCCGGGCAGCGACCAGGCGAAGGTCGTCGCTCTTCAGGTGACGGTCGACGTAGCACAGGCCCAGGTCGACGCGATTACGGCAAAGCCGAACTTCCAGCCGGTGACGCCGACGATCCGGCCCGTGCCGATCAACATCAAGCCTGCGAAGGTGTGACATGGCAAACCTTGCAAAATCAGCCGGCGATATGTGCAACAGCATTGAGGCGTACACCAACAACACCACGACCGGCAACGCCCTTGCCTACCTCAATTCCGGCTACGACCGCTTTCGGCGCGGCGCGAACCCGGCCGACCCAACGGCCAGTTCCCATGACTTCTCCTGGCTCCGGCCGGAAACATCCTTTGTCCTGTTCGGCTCGCCAAGTGGCACGATTTCGGCGGCTATCACCTACGATGGCGTGACCTACTCGACGCTGACAGTTGCCTCCGCCACGTTCAACGCCGCAATGGTCGGCCAAGTCGTCAAGTTCACCACGACCACCAACACCTACACCATCGCGGCCTACGTCAGTCCGACAAGCATCACAGTCGCCGGCAACGCTAGCGCGGAAACCGGCGACTTCACCATCCTCTGCACCATCAGCGGTTCGATCACCTACGCCGCCCTGACGGGCCTCTCCACGGCCACCGCAACAACCGCTTGCTTCTACCCGTCCATGGTGGGCCGGACGATGACCTTCGTGACCACCGGCAACGCATACGTCGTGGCCGGATACACCAGCGCGACAGTCGTTACGCTCACGGGCGACGCGCACACAGAGTCCGGCCTGTTCTCTGTGACGTGCGACGGTTCTTTCGCCCTGCCCGACGACTACAGCGGTATGGTTGGTACGCCCGTCTTCGTCCACGCCTGCACCTACTCCCGAACCAACCTGGAGCGGACGACCGCTACACGCATAGACGTGGAGCGAAGGCGGCGAGGCAGTCGCCCAGGCCACAGCCGATTCTGGTCCATCGAGGTCCGCGGCACGCCCAGCACCGGCCAGAGGTGGAACCTGCTGGTCGAGCCGCCCCCGACAAGCGATATGGTCGTTACGCTCCGCTACCGCATCGAGCCACAACCACTGACGGACGCCTCAACCTGCTATGCGCTCGGGATGCCCGAAGACGCGCTCACCATCGAGTACGCCGGGCTTGCCGAAGCGGAGTTGAAGACGGGCAAGGTCAACGGGCCGATGGAGGCCCGGTACAAGGAACTGATGATCGGTTCCATCGAGCGGGATTACAGCCTTCACGGCGATGCGGACGCCTGCATTGCCATGAGCGATGTACCGTGAATGGATACACCGGAAAAACCACGGCCGCACAACCTCGGCACGTCGCCGCTGTGCGGCACGCATGAGGCGCAACAGTATCTAATGGATCTGATGTGGGCGGCTGGCGTGCGACCCAGCCATAAAATCGAGGTCAAGGCAGCCGATGCTCCAAGAACGGACAGAACTTGAGAAGGTCGAGGAGGTTGTCGAGGGCATCCGAACAACCCGCGTCTACAACTGCGGGCAGAACGATACCCTCCCCGCCCGCGGGGCGACCGGCCCCTTGCGGACGGGCGAGACGGCTAAGGCGATAGGCTCCGGCAATCTTGCCGGCCCGTTCGTAGGGAATGCCCCCCGCGCCCAGCAGAAGGGCGGCGGCGAGTGGCAAGTTATCATCGTGACCATGACCTACATGAAGCAGGGAACCTGATATGGCCTCCATGGAACTAAGAGGCAGAATCCAGAAAAACGGGTTTGCCCGCAACACCTACATCGCGCGCTACCTGTGCGATGCGATTACGGACGCCCCAGCGGTCGGCTCGGCCGGCCCCGGCGGTACGGGCCAGATTCCCGCCACGGCCTACGTCATGGACCCGGTGGACGTGAACGAGGTCATCGTACCGGGCAAGTTCATCGTCACGGCGACCTACGTCCAGTACAACAGCCGGACGGGCGGAAGCGGTATCTGGACTTACGAGTCCACCGTCTCACGTAACGCACGCAAGACCAAGGCCCACAACTGGTCGCTGGAGGTCGTCTTCGATAAGGTGCCCAAGGCCAGCGCGGCCGCCCTGATCGGCGGTACGGTCGCCAGTACGGCGTCATGCACGATAACGCTCGCCAACCCGACAGTATTCACCTTCACGGGTGCCACGACGCCAACCCAGAACTTCGCTGATGGAACGCCCGTCAAGTTTACGGCCGGAACCATGCCGTCCGGTTTTGCCCTTGGCAGTACGTACTACCTCAAGCGATTGGGCGGCAGCAGCCCGAACTTCACGTACAGCCTGTACCCAACCGCCGGCCTTATCACCGCGATGGGGTCCTTGACGGCCGCCGGCAGCATTACCGCCGTCGCCAATAGCGGGCTTGCCATGTGGAGCTTGTACCCCGGCTCCTCCAGCAGCGTCTACGCCAGTGGCGGAACGGACCAGCGGAGCGACCCATGCCTGATCGACGTGCAGGTGCAGGACGACTGGTACGGCGTTCAGCATCCCCTCTGCCGCGTTGTCGCCCATTACGATGTCCCGACGTGGCATGAGTGGCTGATACAGAACCCCAACCATGCCGTGCTTTTCGGCAAGGCCGGCGTCCGCAAGCAGAAGGTGGGGCAGGACGCGACCGGCTTTGTCATTCACGGCCCGAACCTATCGGGCGTCCACGGCGACCTGCGGAACGGCTACAGCGTCGTCAGGACCGGCACGCCGATCCAAATGATCCCCAACCCGGCCCTGGTGGTGTACGCCGTCGTTACCGACCGGCAGACCTACTTCGACGACCAGACCTATAAGCTCGGCAAGATCAACAGCGTGGCCCTGAACAAGATGCCGATCCCCAGCGGTGGCCGGCAGGCCGTCACTGACTGTACGATCTCGTCGGCAAGCCCGGCCTTGTTCACGCTCACGGGCGTCATCCTCCAGCAGCAGCCAGGCACGGCCATCGAGTTCACCGCCGGCACGCTTCCGTCTGGCTTTGCCCTGAACACTCCGTACTACATGGAGCAGGTCGGCGGGGCAACCCCGAACTTCACCTACCACCTTTACTCGGACATCGGCATAACGCACGAGATGAACAATACCGGCGCGGCCGCGACGGCCCTGTCCGTGGTCATCGAGGGCGACATCGCAGCGGCGGCCGGCCAGTGGATGATCTACGACATGTCCCTTGAGCCGATCATCGCCCAGCCCGGCCTGATACTGTGGGGCGTCAAGTACGTGGTGCTTTTCTCGCAGGACGGCGGCGACTGGATCGGAGTCGGTACGAGCGACGTGCTGGCAACAAAGGTTACGCAGGTCGACGTGCTGAACTCGGGTACGGGCGTGGTGGATAGCAAGTCGGTAGGCTATCGCGTCGTCGCCCTTGCCGGCCAGCCGTGGAGCTTGCTGGATACGGCCGATATCAGCTTCCTCGATACGCTGTTGACTAACTCCTGGGCGACGACATGAACGAACCGGAAGAACAGAACGATGAGGAGATAGCCGCCCCGCAGGAGCCGCCTCCTGTCCAGGAGTGGCGTGAGGAGCCGTCCGCGCCTGACGTTCTCGGCGACGTTGTTCTCGACGAGGGCGACGACCTTGAACTTGCGCCGGACCCCAACACCGACGAGCCGTTGCAGGATAACCCGTTACCGCCGCACAGCGAGGGCACTGTCACACTGGACGCCAATTGGATTTCACCGAACAATTGGGTTACGGGGGTGCTCTCTAGCTTCGTTGGTGGTGCTGCCCGCGGCAACGCGCTTGTGACCTTGTTCGACGGCACGGCGGCTCCCACGGGCCTGACGCTGAACCTGGGCGACATCATCGACGTGATCGTGGAGCGGTGGGACGATACGAGCCACCGCTGGTTTTGCCATGCGGTCAACATATGGCAGAATCCGGCGGGTGCCGGGGTCTGCATCCTGCTGGACGGCGCGCAGCACACGGACACCCATGGCCCGCCGAACTCGATTGCCCTGCATGGTTCGATCGTCCGCGGCAACACGTTCGCCGGGCCGGTCGATAAGTGGGAGCGGTACGATTCGACAGAGAACCTGATGGGCGACGTACTGACGCTGGACAACGCACTACTGCCCGTCTGGCAGAGTTTGCCAGCCACAGGGTACGACACTGGCGCTCGCTTCGTAACAGTGGACAGATGGATTCGCTGCCCAGTCAACAAGAGCAATACCAAGCGATACATCGACGGCGACCTCGGCCCGCCGCACGCGAACTTCATTGACTGGCGCGGTCGGCAGTTCATGGTTATGGTCCAGCTCTATGTGGGCCTTGAAGGTGGCACGCCGCCACCAGCAAACGCCCATACCGCTCAATGGACCGGCGGGTTCATCTTCAACTGCTTCCGGTTTGGTGACGCTTTCGATTTGGTGAATAATCTGGATGCTGCCTTCGCAAGCTTTGTGCTCGTGGGCGGCTCGCCGCCTGCGGTCTATTTCGGCCTGAACCTTGAAACGGGCACGGGAGCGATCTACGCCTACGTTCTCAATGGCGGGGCGCAGACTGTGGAGTTCCAGGCGCATGTAACCATTGTTGGATTTGAGAAGCAAAAGACAGCGCCGGACATCATCATAATGTAAGCAGGACGGGTGAACCATGGCGAGAAAATCATCAGTTGACTTCCTGGACGAAGACGGCAACGCCCCGCATGGCGGGCCAGGTGCCGCCGCGCGGGCCTGGTTCAATATGCCGACCTTCGCTCCCCAGCCACAACCCTACGAGCCGAACGCTATTCGGCCCGCCCCCGACTTCACCACGCCGGGAGCCTTCGCAGCCGGCCAGCCAACGGCCGGCCCGGCCGCTAAGGCGTTCCTCGGCGGCACAAGCGCCAATATCAACACGCTGGCGGCCAGGTTAGGCATCAACAACTCCATCGACATCACGAAGGCCGCAGAACCAGCCACCGCCCCGGTGTCCAAGCAGCCGCCGCCAATCGACATCACGAAGGCCACCATGCCCACGGATGCGCCGGTAACCAAGGGATCGTTCCTTGCCTCCGTGGCCCCAGCCCCAGCGGCCGCCCCTGACGCACGGGTGAACACCATTACCGACGCCTCTGGCATCGTCCGAACGGCAACCCCCGCCGCGCCCGAGCAGTACGCCCAAGGCACCGGCGGCGTCCAGGTCGGCAACCAGTACATCCGCATCGCCAACCCACAACGCGCCCCGCAATCGGCCGTGGCTGCTGCGGACTTCCTTTACAACCCGGTTTCTGGTGCCGTTTCCGGCGATAATCCCGCGTCCGGCACGACAACGGCGGCCGCGCGGGCCAAGGCCCGTCAGGGCGCGGCAGAGTCCGCAGCTCCGGCACCCTCCACGCCCCTTGAGCGGGCTGCCCAGGGCATCATCGACAAGACGGTGGACACGGGCCAGATTCCGGCAGGCGACATGCTCCAGCGAGCGGCCAAGATTCGGCCTACCCCGCTGGCCGTCTTCGACCAGCTTGGTGCCATGCGCGGTATCGACCGGCCGGAAGGCTCGCCAGCCACGGCCATCTACGGCGAACCGCCGGCAACTGGCAACGTCACCCGCCTACCTGATCTCGGCCAGGTGCCAATCGGTACGGCCGACACGCTGAACAAGGAACTGAACGCCGAGATTCACGCCAACGCTACCGGCCAGGTCCAGACGTACACCGACTCGCAGGGCAACCAACGCCAGCGGCAGCCGTCCGTCGAAGCCCCCGGCGCGTTGACCTACGCCGGCCCCGACGGCAAGCCCGTTCCGCTTCCCAAGAGCGACCCGGCCTACCAGCAGTTCAACCAGCAGGTCGCACCATTGCAGAAGCAACTCCACGACATCGCCACGCAGATGCGCAACTACCGCGACCCGGAGCGGTTCGGCAAGATGACCACGGAGGATCGGCAGAAGGAACTCGAAAAGTTGGCCGCAAAGGCTGGCCCGCTTGCCCAGCAGATGCAGGAACTGGCCGCCCAGCACAGTGCCAAGGCCGCCGCCCGGTACAAGGACTCCATCGGAGACCCGGCCAGCGACGCTCAGATTCGTGGATTCGAGCAGACAGGCCGATTCCACGAGGCCGACCAAGTGCGTCGCGACCTGCTCCAAAAGCTCGACACGGCCAACCTTGACCTGCCGCCGGCCGTCGCCGCGAAGATCGACGACCTGAAACGCGGCACGGACCCGGCCCTTGGCGGCCGGATGGACGTGCGAATGGCCGTCAATCAGGCCAACAACCTGATGCGGAAGTTCGGGCCGCCGTACCGAGCGCAGATTGAGGCCGAGCAACTGACCGCGAGCCTGTCCGAAACGGCGCGGTATGCGGGCGACGACGAGGTTGGGCGGCAAGCCTTCCACGACATCTACGCGAAGATCGCGGCCAACAAGGAGATCATGAACCAGTTGTACCGCGCCAAGCGAACGGGCCAACTGGACCGCGTTGGCGCGGCCGTGCTGTCCATCAAGGCCGGCACGTCAGAAGATGTCGTCCGCAAGAGCCTCCGCGAAGACCTTGCCAAGCAAGACGCCGACCGGGCAGTCAAGGAAAAGGCAGTGGACGGCAAGCTGGCGAAGGACGAAGAGACGCAGAAGGCCAAGGAAGCCAAGGACGCCGAAACGGCGAAGGCCAAGGCAGAGGCCGCTGCTGAGCACCTTGGTGAGCTCAAGGCCACCATGGACGCCGACGCTAAGGTTTTCGCGGCCGCTGATGCGGAGTTCAAGAAGGCTGGCAGCTCAGCCGGTAGCCCCGCCGAGGAAAGCAAGAATAAGGCGTGGACGGCCGCAGTGCACTCCGAAGCCCAATACAAAGAGGCGGCGGCCGCCCGAAATCAGACCCCGGCGGCGGGCGGGCAACAGCCGGCCGCAGGAAAGGCTGTTGACGAAGCCAGAGCGGCGCAATTCTTGAATCAGGCTGGCGGCGACAAGGCTAAGGCCCGCGAACTGGCGAAGGCGGCAGGATATACCTTCTAATGCCCACTACCACCGACATTCCGGCCGAAGTTCAGCCGCAAGGTGACATCTTCGACCGCGTGGCGAGCAAGGCTCCCGGCGACATCTTCGACCGCGTGGCGAGCAAGGCTCCCGGCGACATCTTCGACCAGGTGGCGGCCAAGCAGCCGCAGACCTACGCGGAGTCCACGGCCGACATCCTCGGTTCGATTCCACAGCCGCACTTCAAGTCGGCCAGCGAAGGCCCCGGCATGGAGGGCGTGACGGCTACCCCGCAGAATCTATCAGCCACACTCCCCAAGCCCGACTACGGCCCGGACAAGGATTCGCACGGCTACGGCAACCCTAACTTCCACGAAAAGCTCGCCACGGCCGCCCGCTCCATCGACACGGGCATCAGCGGTGCCGTCCACAAAGTAACGGGCGACCCCAATGCTCCACAGGCCAGCGATGGTGACCCGTACGGCCTGATGGACCTAGGCGCACAGCAGAGGCAGAAGGAAGCCGCAGATCGGGAGGCTCGTGCTGCTGTCCGTATCCGCCACACCGACAACATGCCCGCCCCGGACAGCCTAACCGCCAAGGCCGGCGGCGACGTGTTCGATAAGCTCCACGGCCAGTACCTCGAATCGTTCTGGCGTAATGCCAGCCCAGAGACAAAGGAACTGATCGCCAACGCTCCCACGCCCGTCGTCAAGGAACCAGTGGAACGACTGGCGCATCCAAGCGGCGAGTTGCCAGAGGGTAGCCCGATCCGTCTGGCGCAGAACTACGCCGCGGCCAAAATGAAAGAGTACGAGGGCCTCCAGGCCCCTTCCGGCCCCAACGGCGAAGAGCCGGGGATGCTCGCCAAGGCCGGCGCGGCCGCCGCCGACGCATGGAAGAATGACTACCCTCGCCTCAAGCGGCTGCTAGGCGCGGACTTCGCGCCGTCGGAGTACTTCAAGGATGCGTTGAAGAAGGAACTGCATTCCGGCGTCCTACAGGACCGGCTTGCGGCCACCCAGCTTCTGCCGCTGATGAACCTGATCGACCAGACAGAAACAACTCCCTCAGCTATTGCCGGGGCCATGAAGGCCGTTAACGCCTACTTCGGGAACCTACCGGCCATCGCCGCCGAACTGATGGGGGCCGAGGAAAATCCCTTCACCACCACTGGCCAATCGCCATCGCAGCAAGCCGCCGGACTTGTCGGTGATATCGTTGGCTTCATACGAACGCCCAAATGGGCACAGCCGGGCTTTGCCAAGGGCGCAGAACTGACAGCCATGGCCGGTGGGAAGATTGCGGTGGCCCTTGAGACGCACATGCCTGCTTTTGCGAAGTGGGTGGATAAGCTGGCCAAGAATCCAGTTGCCGGCCGCGCTATTGGCATTGCTGGCGAAGTTCCCAAGTTGGCTGTCGGTTCGGCCTTCCAAGCGGTCCTATCCCTGGATGGATTCGAGCGACTGGCCGCGGGTGAGCCATTCGACAAGGTGATGGACGAGAAGTTCCAGGCGGCCGCTGCGGCTGCGCACCCGTCTTGGGAAACCGTCGCCATGGCCGCGTTCTTCAAGATTCGGCACGCCCAAGGCTCCCTCACGCCTATGGGCAAGGTGCTGGACGTGATGCAGGCCGACGCCAAGGCCCGCGGCATGGACCTACCGCGCGAAGACGCGGAAATGCTCTACCTCCTAGCCGACGACGCCCACAAGGCTGTC